ACCATATCTGCTGGAGATATAACTTTCACTCCAACTACATTTGATCGGGTTGTTATAAGCGGAACAGAATATAAGGTAGTTCAGATCAATACAAATGAGCAAGATAATACAGCTATCAGCTTTGACATTTTCTTGAGGTAGTCATGGCAAGAAGAATTAGGGTAGATCAAATTGACGATTTTTTTGAGGAATTAGTAGTTGATCTTGTACAAGCTACTACCCTTGAGTGGACAAGGAGAGTAAAAAAAGCAACACCAGTCAGGATAGTTTATAAAGGGGAACCAAAGGGCGGTGGTCAATTAAGGGCTGCATGGCAAACAAAAATTAAAAGGTTTGAGGGGACTGTAACGAACAATCTTGTTTACGCAGAGCCAGTTTGCTTTGGTGTGAACCTACCACCATCATGGGGCGGTCAATATAGAACAAGACAAAACACTGTTGCAGGGTTTCCAGAGCTTATAGGAAAAGAATTAGAGGATTATGTAATGAAACAAATCGGGAGGGGTATTTGATGGCAGCTACAAATTTAAACACAGTAAGATCAACCATTGAAACAAGAATAAGAAATGAATTTAGAACAGGTCAGCCGATAAACATAGTATTTAACAATGTCCCTTTTGATGCCTCTACTGTCGATCAATATATTCAATGTATTACTAGCTTTGGATCAAGTTCATACCTTACTCAACAAGCACCAAATTCAAGCACCACCGCCACAAATCTTGTTGTGGGTCTTATTACTTGTAATATTTACACAAAGCAGGGATTAGGAGCAGGGGCAAACTTCACAATTGCCAAAAGAGTTAGAGACTTATTTAACAGAATTACAGTCTCTGATGTGAGATTTGATCCACCAGTAGGGCCAGAGGTTCTTGAATCAAGTCCAGAAGGCAAATTTCAAACACAGGTTAGAATAACATTTGAACTCTATGAGGCACTTGCTTAATGATTGAGATTACTGAAGAAATGCTTGACGCTATTGAAGCAGTTAAGGGCAGAAGAGAACCACAATACTGGGATCATCAATGCAGACGATATTTAGAAAAACAAAAAAATTTTAAAAATTTATCAAAAGATGAGCTTGAAAAAAAAGGTAGAGAGCTTGGAATTGAACTAGATAAAAGAAAGTCAAAAGACAAACTAATAGAAGAAATAGAAAAACAACAGAAAAAAGGTTAATATATTTATAAATATTTCTTTTTATTGTTATGGCTGCTGTAAAAGGTGATGTCGGGCAAGTCAAATTTGATGATGGCGGCTCTTCAGTCAACCCAGTTTTAGGCACAAGATCATGGTCTATGTCTATCACCAAAGATACCCAAGAAACAACTGTTCAAGGTGACACTTTCAAAAAATTCATTGGTGGACTTATTGAAGGTGAAGGAACTGCTGAATTAGTCTATGACAATGCAGCATCTGGCGAAACTGCGACATTTGTTGATGGTGTATTAACTACTGGTGACGCTGGAACAGCATCTTTTGAGCTATTTCCTGATAGTGCTAGTGGATCTGCAAAGATCAGCTTCAGTGGCCTTATAACAAACTTTGAGCAAAGTTCTGCTCTTGGTGATGTAAATACAATCAGCATCACATTTAAGCCATCTGGCACAATTACATCAGCAATCTAAAAGTAAAATTCTTCGCATTTATTTATGGCAACTAAAAGAACGGCAGACGTATTACTTGAGGCGTTTCAAGATGAAATGACCGAAAGAAGAAAATTTGACGTAAAAAACTCTAAAAATGAAGTCATTATGACTTTATATTTTAAACCTATAACTAGATTTGATCGTGTAAGAGCGCAACAATTAGCTGGCTCTGAGGAAGCACTTAATGTTTCTACTCAGTTATTGTGTCAAATGGCACAAAAAGAAGATGGGACACCAGCTTTTGATATGTCAGACGCTCATAGACTCCAAAGGCTTTTGCCTGAGAAAGTATTAAATGATCTGGAATTATTTTTACATGACATAAAACTAGATATTGATACAGCAAAAAAAGAATAAAAGGGGACACTTGGCTGAGGTTCGAGTTATTCCTTGCAACAGAACTAGGTAAAACATTACAAGAATTGAGAATGTCTTTAACAGAGCCAGAACTAATTTATTGGGCGGCTTACTACGAAATTAAAGCTGACGAAGAAAAAAAGGCATTGCAACGACAAAAACTCAATTCAAGGTAATATAGAGTAAAGTCTTTTTTGATTTGTGGCAGAAGCAGTTGTTAGGTTAAGAGTAGATGCCTCTGGTGCGACAAGGGCGTTGAATGGTGTACAGAATCAGACTAATAGATTACAGAACTCTTTTAATGGCTTAAGAAATGCTATTGTTGCATCAGGTATTGTTTTAGTTGGAAGGCAAGCGGTCAGGACATCAGCTAATTTTGAAAAATTAAATGTAAGATTAGGTTTATTAACAAAAGCAAACGGAACTTTCACTAGGTCACAACAGATCGCAGCTGACGCACAAAAAGCATTTGGACTAAGTGCAACAGAGGCACTTGAAGGCATTACAGATATAACAGCAAGATTGGCTCCTTTAGGCGTAGGCGTAGAAGATATTAAAAGTACTTTCTTTGGATTTAACACCGCTGCTAAATTAGCTGGTGCTTCAGCAATCGAATCATCAAACGCTTTCAGACAATTAGCACAAGCTTTAGGCTCTGGCAGATTACAAGGGGATGAATTTAGAAGTATATCTGAACAAATCCCTACTTTGTTAGCACCTATTGCTAAAGAATTAGGTGTAACAATAGGACAACTTAAAAAATTTGCGTCTGAAGGCAAATTAACAAGTGATGTTGTTCTACGAGCTTTAAGAAAGGTAGAGCAAGATGGTGGCTCTTCATTAAAAGAATTGATAGCAAATGACCCAACTCAAATATTTAAAAATTTCACAAATGCTACAGAGGACTTGTCGAGAGCTTTTGGTACTCAATTAAGACCAGTCGTTGAAGAAGTTACAAAGTTATTAACGGAACTGATTACTCAAGTCACTAAATTTGTAAATTCACCTATCGGCAAAGCAGCATTTATTTTGACCTCAATAGCACTTGCTGGAAAAGGTGTTGCAGTTGTTCTACCCGCTATAGCTTTAGGATTACAAAAAGTGGCTTTTGCTGGTGGGTTAGCAACTATAGCTTTAAACGCTTTACCTTTTGTTGCTATTGCTTCAGCTATAGGATTAGTTACAACAGCTATTATTGCTTTCATTGATAAACAAAAAGAAAAAACTAGATTAATAAAAGAGGGTAGTAAAACAGAATTAAAGGCTGCAATAGAATCTCTTAAAGCAGAAAGAGCAAAAGTAGCTTCACAAAAAAGAGGTGTTGCTTTCCAACAAGAAAGGCTAGATAAATTAGATGAAGAGATAGAAAAACTTAGAGAGCGTTTGCGATTGCTAGGCAAAACTAATCAAGAACAAGAAGAAGGTGAAGATAAAATAAAAAAGCAAGAAGAAGCCGCTAAAAAATTAAAAGAACAATTTATGCAAATAGGAAAAGCAGTAGAAGAGGGTATTGTACAAAATCTGACTGATGCTGTCATGGGAACAAAAACTTTAGGAGAAGCTGCTATAAGTGTTTTGAATGATCTTAAAAGAAAGCTAATAGAAGTAGCTATTCAACAAGCGGTTTCTGGTCTTGGAAACTTTTTAGGAACAGCTTTAGGTAGTATCTTTGCTGGTGGCAGATCACCAAAAGCACCAAAAGTATCGGCTGATTCTTTAAGGTTGGGTCAACAAGCCTCAAAAATGACAGGTATTCCCATGAATCTCAAAAAGGGTTCATTTGCTGAAGGAGGTCAACCACCTGTAGGTAAGTTAGCTTTGGTTGGTGAACGTGGGCCAGAATTATTTGTACCCTCTAGGGCTGGTACGATAATTCCTAATGATAAACTCGGAGGAGAGTCAATCACAAATAATATTGTTGTCAATGTAGATGCTTCTGGCACTAATGTTCAAGGTGATGACGCAAATGCAAATCAGTTTGGAGAACAGCTTGCCGCAGTTATACAAGCTGAAATAATAAATCAAAAACGCAGTGGAGGTTTACTTGCATAATGGCTACTTTTCCAAGCATCACACCTCAATACTCAACTCAAGAAACAAAAAAACAAGATAATCTGAGTATAAAACTAGGTGATGGTAGAGAACAACGTCTTGTTTTTGGCTTACCAGCAAACAAAAGGCTCATTTCTTTAAGAATGACCTTTAATGTTTCTACAACAGATGCCTCAACTATAGATACTTTTCTTGATGAAAGATTTGACGATCAAGCAAATTTTGATTTCACTCCACCTCATCATTCATCAGCTTTAAAATTTATCTGTACGAGAAGATCAAGAACAGCGATTCTTAACAACAGAGTTGTAATGAATTTAACTTTTGAGGAAGTTGCGGAGGCTTGAATGGCAATACCACATTCAGAACTACAATCTCTTAATCCTTCAGCAATCCTTGAACTTTTTGTTTTAGAGCTTGTAGAGGGCTTGCATTATGCAACAGGAAACCCAGATAGTGTGCCAACAACATTCAGATTTCATTCTGGCTCTAATATGGACAGTAATGGTGAAATTGTCTGGCAAGGCAATTCATATCAGCGTTTACCTATTGAAGCTAGAGGTTTTTCTTATACTGGTAAAGGTCAGACACCAAGACCACAACTAACAATAAGCAATTTTGGTGGTATTACTAGAAGTGGATCTGTAATTGATGTTTCTGGTTTTTTAAAGATTATTAATCAAACGACTGCTCACAATGATTTGTTAAATGCAAAATTAACTAGATTGCAAGTATTAGCATCAAGTCTTGATAATGCAAATTTTAGTTCTGGCAGTAATCCCTTTGGAACTCCAAATAGTGATGAATTACCACAAGAAATTTATTTTATTGAAAGAAAAACAATAGAAAACAGATTAGTAGTGCAATTCGAGTTAGTAGGTAGGTTAGATGTAGAAAATAAAATGCTACCAGCTAGACAAGTTACAAGAGCCGATTTTCCAGCGGTAGGTACATTTGTAACGTAATGAATTTAGAAAAAACTTGGAAAAAAGATGCAATGAAACACGCAGAGCAATGTTTTCCAGAAGAGTGCTGTGGATTAGTTGCAAAACAAAATGGGAAAGAAATTTTTTGGAAATGTAAAAATAGAGCTTTTGATTATAAGATGACTGCTTTTGTTATTGATACTGATGACTGGATTGAATGTGAAGATAGTGTTGACGATATTATTGGAATTGTTCACAGCCACCCAAATGGACAGCTTGAATTTTCTCTTGCAGACAAATTATCTTGTAAAGAATTAGATTTAACTTTCTATCTTGTAGAACCAGAAACTGATCGTATGATTAAAATAGAGCCAAATGAGGTCAAATGCTAAGAAAAATAAAAGTTTACGGAAGATTGAGAAAGTTTTTAGGTCAAGCAGAGTTTGAAGCTGACGCTAAAAATGTTATTGAAGTATTTAGTTTTTTTAAGTGTAATTTCAAAGGTATCGAAAAACACATGATGAATCAGGCATATAGAATTACTTGCGGCCAAACAGTTATAACTGAAGATTTATTAACTTTAGAAAGCACAAACGAAATAAAAATTGTACCTATTGCAAGTGGTAATCTCTTTGGTTTGTTGTTAGGTGCTGGTGCATTATTTGGAGCAAAAGCTATTACTGCTGGGGCTTTTTTGGGTAGTAAATTTTTAATAGCTGGTTTAGAAATAGTTGGAACAAGTTTACTTATTGATGGTGTGACACAGATGCTAACACCACAACAACCGAACACACTTTCTGCCGCTAGTGGCATGGATAGGCTAGACCCAGCAGCTTTAGCAACTAATTACAGCTTTACTGGATTGAGTAATATTAGTCAGGCTGGTGTTCCTGTTAACTTAGTATTTGGTGAGATTATGGTTGGCTCTATTACTGTGTCAAATGGTATTGATACTGTCCAAGTGGAAGGAGAAAACTAATGTTTGGCGGTTCTTCAAATTTGTCACCTATTGTTGAGGCTATAGTTAACCCTGACTTACCATCAGACGCACTTTCGTCAAAGCAATTTAATACCTTAATTGATGTGGTTTCAGAAGGATTAATTGAAGGCAGTGCAACAGCCTCAAAAAATGGCATAACCGATACAACATCTACAGAATACAAAAATTCTTTTTTAAAAGATATTTTTTTAAATAGAAATCCAATTTTACAGTCAGCAGCTAGTGTAAGCAGTCCTGCAGATTCAGATTTTAATTATAGAAATGTTACTTTTGATTTTCGTTTAGGCTCAAGTAATCAAACTTTTATTTCTGGTATAGATGCAACAGAAGCTGAAACAGTAATAGGAACAACTGTTACAACTTCAAACCCAGTAACTCACACTGTTTCTTCCAACACAATTAATGCTGTCAGGGCAACTATAAAATTTCCTTCTTTACAACTTTTTGATGACAATGGAGATATAAAAGGAACAGAGGTACAGCTTAGAATTAAAACTATAGAAAATGATGGAACTACAACTACTGTTATTGATGACACAGTAAAGGGTAGGTCAACAAATGCCTATTTAAGAGATTATTTAATAAAATTTAGTTCCTCAACATCTTTTCCTGTTTCTGTAAGAGTTGAAAGAGTGACCGCAGACAGCACAGAATCAACCTTAGTTAATGCTTTTAGTTTTCATACTGCAACTAATATAATTTTTGAACAAAACGCATATCCAAACACTGCTCATATTGCTCTAAGAATCAATGCTGAACAGTTCCCAAGAGTTCCGTCAAGGCGTTTTAGGCTAAGAGGTATAAAAGTGTCGATTCCAAATAATGCAACTGTCAATTTGGCTGATGGTTCTTTGAGTTATAGTGGAACTTGGAACGGAACTTTTGCAACAAATAAAGCATGGACTACAGA